AGTTGTGCCCTTACTTTTAATTTCTGTAAGCATTATTGCAGGTTTCTTCAAGGCGAAAGGTTGGCTGAAATGATTAGCCAAAAGTTTTTGCGCTGCATGATGCAGGTGTGGATTAATGAAGGTGTTGTCAACGGTGAAACTGGCGCCTACACTGAAGACGGTACAACTACTAAATACGGCATCGCTTATGAATACAATCGCAAGACGTTGTTAAAGTACGGCATTAGCGAGCCGCAAGATATGCACAAGTTAACCGAAGAAATAGCTGCGCAAATTTATTACAAAAAGTATTGGCAAAAATGTGGCGCAGAGCAAGTTCCGATCGGTTGTGACTATTTGTTGTTTGACGCTGCTGTTAATCAAGGTGTCGGCTATGCTAGTCGAATGATCCAAGAATGTCTTAACATTTTGCACGGAACAGAACAGCTAAAGGTTGATGGAAGAGTTGGCCCAAAGACAAAAGCTTACATGCGTAATGCACTTGGGCGCAAAAATGAGTTACAATTAATTATGCGGTTACATCGTAAGATGGCGTATTACCAAACGCTTGTTAGTTACGCGCGAAAAAAGAGAAAATTGTTTGACGCCAAAAGCCGAGACTTCGAAACCTCTTGGCTGCGTCGGTTATGGCATGAAGTATGAAATTGTTTAAAGAAATAGGTCGCGGCCTAAAGAAAGTTGCAAAGTTTGCAGGTCGAAATTCTGAGTTAATAGCGACAGTTGCTGGCGGCCCAGCCGCTGGTAAGTTAGTTGGCATGATCACTAAAAGCGTTGGCGCAGATAACTTCGAAGATGCTGTACGCATGATTGAAGAACACCCTGATCCTGAGTCAGTACTTGCACATGTCCAAGCAGAAAATTATGTCAAATTACAAGAGTTGGCATATGAGTCTACTGAGGGCGCCAGGAAGATGTATGGCGAAACTGTTCGAAGTAACGATGTTTGGATTCGAAGAGCGCCAGTAATTTTTGCTTATTTAATATTGGGCTGCTGGGTGGCAAGTTTTGCTACAGTTCTGTTTCTTTGTTTTGGTGAGACAGGTAATGTGCCCGAGGGCTTCAAAGCGTTAATATTTACAGGCTTTGGTGCAATCACAAATGAGTTGAAAGGTGTGACTCATTTTTTCTTCGGTAGCAGTGAAGGCAGCAAACAAAAGTCGATTGATCTGAGGAGAATGTAATGAGTTGGGTAACGCTATATGATCTTAAAGATGAGCTTTGTATCGATGATGACGATACTCAATTCGATGCATTTCTGACTCGCAAGAGAAATTCGATTATTGCTGCTATAGAGTCATACTGTCGTCGGTCTTTTCTTGCAAGCGACGAAGATCAAACAATTGATTTTCCTCGCGGCGTAGTGCTGCTAAAGAAGTACCCTATCATTAGTGTCAGTGCTTTTTATATAAATGGCGTAGCGAGCACCGAATATTATCTTGATAATGACACTGGACGGTTGTACTACCAAGATGCAGATGATAATCCAATGAAAGAATGGTCAAGCACAAATGCAGAAAAAAGTGTGCGCATACAGTACCGCGCAGGGTTTGAAAGCAATGCTTTTCCTGATGATCTTAAAGATGTTGTTTTTGCGATGGTGCAACAAGCGTATCTGAATCGCGACCGAGACACTTCTCAGAGAATTAAGTTTGAAGCAATTCCAAATGTAATTAGTACTGCTTACTACGACAGTGCAAATTTACATCCTACCTTTGGCGCGCACGTTGATGTGTTGAATAAATATGCTTGTGAGCGAGGGATGCTGCCATGAGCAAGGCAAGTTTTAGGCGATTGATAAAGCTTCAAGGATATGAGATCACGATCAAGCGTGTTGAAGGATCGACGACTGAAGAAGTTACCGTTGTTGCTGCTCAAAGTATGTGGGATCAAAAATCGGGCATTGATGAGGCAAATCAAGAAACGACTTGTTATCATATTTGTTATGACGATTTAGCATTGGCGGAGTTTAGCTTACCGCTTAAAAGAGGTGACCGAGTCGTGGATAGTAAAGACAACAAAATACGAAATATAATGTCTGTACACCCACTCAAATATCATGGCGAGATCGTTGGCTATAAACTGGAGACTAGAGGCTAATGGCAAAAAAGTCGTTTGAAACGTTTCGATTAGAACCTTGGATGCAAGATCACGTCCAGGCGATAACGATTTCTGTTGCCAAACACGCGCTACGCGAGGAGCAAGCAAGAGGTTTTGATAAGCACCCTTTAACTATTGTTGATCGCAGACCCAACCTACCGTTCGAAGCTGTTCGACCATTTGGTAGGATAGAGATAATTGAGCGTGTAGAAATGGGAGAAATAATAGAATTTATTTTCCGCAAACTTCACGAAAAAAGTCCAGTGGGCGACATTGACAGTCGTCCAGGGCATCCAGGCTTTTACCGCAATTCTCATTTTATAACTGTTAATGGTGACATGGTCACTGCACAAAATGTTCGTAATATTAATTATAATCCAGAGCGCGACACAGTGCGGTTTGTTAATGCTGCTATTTATGCGCGTAAGATCGAAGGGATTTACACTCCTTCTCGGTTTAATAAAAAAACACGAAAACGAGAAAACAAAGGTAAGTGGCATACACTTGGCTGGAGTCCTCAAGCACCTAAAGGGGTGTATAGAGTTGTTGCACGCATGGCTAAATCTAAATACGGAAAAAATGCGGCTATTAGATACACAGTCATGCGGCTTTCAGTTGGCGGCGCAAGGGTACGTCGTTGGTACAAAGGTGGCAAAAAGTTAAAGCGTTTTGAGATGACTGATCAAGTCTATCCAGTAATCGAATTAAGCCCGAGAAAAGGTGGCATAATAATATGAGTTCGACCACAGTCAGAAGTTTAGTTAAATCAAGGTTGGAGAATGATTGGCCACAACGCGGTGATGCTGAAATTGTCGATGTGACAAACTTACATATTGATCGCGGAGTAGATGACTCCCTGTGGGTCGCTTTGGAGTTTCCAGGGGGCAGCGAAGAAATTATTTCTATGGGAGATCCAGGAAACAATTTATACAGAGAATTTGGAGTGATAAATGTCCACGTTTTAGTGCCGTCTGGATCGGGCGCAACCGAGGCTCTGACTGCGATTGAATCAATCAGACTATTGTTTCGCGGAGCGGAGTTTGGGACAGATCCGAATTTTGTGAGATGTTATGGCGCCGACCCTGCCACAACATCAGATCGAATTTCTCCTGCCACAATCGAGGGTCAATGGTATATAATGACAAGTAGCATCGATTACACGTTTGATGCTTTTGGAGGAACAGCATGAGCCAAGCAGATTCAAATCGCGTTAGATACAGTATTGTAGAAGAGGTTTCGCCTCAAACTTTACCTGGAAGCCCAACAGGTATTATATACAGAAATACGTCACCTGAGTTTTCTTTAAACAAGGATACAGTAAGTTCTGATGAAATTAGATCCGACACCAGGCAAGCTGACGTCATTGAGGTTGGCGCAAAGTCTGAAGGGACTCTTGGGTTTGAGTTAAGTATGGCTTCTTTTAATCCTCTCATTGAAGCAGTAATGGGCGGAACTTTTTCCACTGCGGTAGATGAAGTTGACACTATGACTGTGACTGCATCTACTGGCGAATATGCTGGAACTGCTAACCCATTCACCAACATAGTCGTTGGGCAGTGGGTTTATTTTTCGGGATTTTCCAATAGTGGAAACAATGGCTGGAAGCGTGTGCTAACAAAGACAGACTCAAACACTATCACAACTGCAACTACAGGCTTGGTTGATGAGACAGGTACTGGTGATGAGAATGTTAAAGGATCTATGTTGCGCGATGGCACAAATGTTAAGACTTTTTCTGTAGAGCGATCATATCTTGATGTTGGATTTCATGAACTTTTTAAAGGCCAGCGTGTTGGAAGTTGGTCTGTTGATGCTTCGGCAGGTGCGATCGTTAGTGGTAGCTTCGGTTTCATGGGGCAAGATATGGCGACAGCTTCATCCAGTTTTATGACTGGAGGACACACTGCAGCTAACAGCAACCCAGTGGTCAACGCTACAAGCAACATTGGGGATATATCAATCGATGGGTCTGCACTTACGACTGCTATTAAATCAATTAATTTTAACTACGATAGAAGCCTAGGCGAAAAGCAAGCAGTAAGTAATCGAGTGCCGATCGGTTACCGACTTGGGACAATGACAGGTAGCGGCAGTTTAGCTGCATATTTTGAAGATGGAACTTTATACTCAAAGTTTCTTAATCACGATTACTTCCAGTTGTCTTTCAGTTTTGAAGATCCTAGTGGCCGACGATTAAGAATTAGTTTTGATAAAGTCGTTTTTAGCAGCGGCGGATCTCCAAGTGTACCAGGAAAAGATCAAGACGTTATGCAAAACTTGGATTGGGAATCGATGCATAGTGACACTTACGACTGTCAGATACAAGTCGATTACATAGCTTAAATTTAGAGAAGGGGAAGCTCTATGGGAATTTACGCTCTATTTACAACAGATCGAGATTTAGAGACAGAAGGAATTTATTTAGAGTACGCTGGCGCAAGGTTTTTAGTGGCGCGTGCTGGTGGAAGCAATAAAAAATTTACTTCTATTGCGCAAAAAAGATTAGCTCCGTTTACCGAAGCAATGCGACGCGGAGTTGTGGATGAAGAAACATCTGTTAAAGTGTTGGCAGAAATCTATGCGGATTCCGTTGTTTTGGATTGGGAAAACGTCACGGATAAAAAAGACAACCCATTGCCGTACAATCGCGAGAACGTAATAAAAGTTTTAACAGAATTACCAGAGCTATTTGATGTGATCAGAGTTGAATCTGAAAATGTTAAAAACTTTAGGCCGCTTGTCTCCGAAGAGGACTTAGCAGCGTTGGGAAACGACTAAAATGGGATCTCCGTTATGGAGATCGCGAAACTATTTTCATGCTAACAGGTTTAGCAGCAGACCGAATTAAAGAAGGATTAGGCTACGAGTCTATTCCTGCTGCGCTAAAAAACATCCCAAACATCACTGGTGATGAATGGATTATGGAATCCTTTTGGGAGTTAAATTCTTGCCGTCCTATTGGCATGGCCCCAGGCCCAATCCCTTGGACTGCCATAAAGATGTTTGCCGATGAGCTTGAATTGCAATCAACTATCCGCGACTACTTCTTCCGTGCAATCAGGTATCTTGATATAATATACATGGAGCATCTAGCTAAGGATCAAGATAATGGCAGTAAAAACGGAAACTCGCGTCATAAAAATTGACGTCAATGCGACTCAAGCTGCTAAAGCAACTAAACGATTAAATGCGCACATGAAGCGCCTTAATAGATCCGCAACATCTGTAACTGAATCAATTTTTAGATTCCAGATGGGGATGCAAGCACTAGCTAGTTTTTTAGCAATACGAGAGATTGCAGATTTAGCAGACAAGTACACTATTCTACATGGTCGTTTAAAGCTAGTAATAAAATCCCAAGAAGATATGATTATAGTGCAACGCGATCTCAATGCGTTAGCTAGTGATGTGTTTACAGATGTTGGTTCTGTTGCCAAAGCATATACCGATCTTCAGCTTAAGATAAAAGGGGTGCGGTTAGGTCATGAAGACACAATAAAAGTCGTTAGAACAATGGCACAGTCTTTTAGGGTTTCTGGCTCTACGGCAAAAGAAGCTAGTAGTGCCACATTACAGTTAATGCAGGCATTGGCTAGTGGAAAGTTACAAGGTGACGAACTTAGAACTTTGCGCGAATCGAACATTCTTCTTTTAGACGCTATTGTTGATCAGTATAGAAGAGTTAACAAATTACAAAAAGACGCTAAATTAAACATTAAAGAATTAGGTGCGGAAGGTAAGATTACGCCAGAAATTATTTTAGATGCGCTTAAAAGATCTGCTCCTAAGTTTGAGGCGCAGGCTAAAAAACTATCAATTACTTTTGAGAATATTTTTGTCGTAGCACGCAATAAGTTAGCGGCGTTCCTTGGGGCATTAGAAGCAAAAGGTAAATTTAAACCATTAAAAGACGGATTGCTTGAAGTGGCTAAAGCCGCAGATTCAGCGGCAATGGGATTTGGGGCTTTTGTAGCTACGTTTGCTGCTGTAAAAGTTTTAGCTAGTATAAAAAACGCAGCAGCGGCCTTAATGAGTTTAAAAGTTGCTCTTTCAACAGGGGGCTTAGCTGCCATAACAATCGCTATAGGTCTGTTAGTTGCCAAAATATATGAATTAGGTAAAGGAACCACAGAGGTTAATGGCAAGTTAGTTAAAACCATGGATCTATGGCTTGCTATGGCAGAAATAATACGTCAAGATCTAGTGGTTGTTTTACAAGATGCATTTGATGATATTGTAAGAGATTCTAAATATGTGTTTTTGCAAATTAAACCTTGGATTAAATCAATTATTGATTTAGTTAAATCAATAATCAATACTGTTGCGGCGCTACCAGGCATAGTGGTTGATGTAGGGGGTTTAATTAAATCTTCAGTTAAAAACATATTTGCAGATTTAAAAAATCAAGCTGGCAATTGGTACAATTGGTTTTTAGATACATTTGATTTTTTTACAGGAGGCAAAGGTGGTAGAGGCCAAGTAATTACGTTTGGTGACGGAGGGTTTTTTGAAAGAAGAGATAAAACATTTCAAGAATTTTATGAAAAAGTTAACAAAAGACTTTCTAGAGATTTTTTTGAAAAAGATGTATCTGTTGTCATTAAAGATTTAAGTGATCAATTTAAGCGTACTAAAAAAGAAACTAAAGGTTACATTAGTGATGTTAGAGATACCGCAATAGAATCTTTAAAAGCCATTGAACAGGGCACGAAAAAAGTTACTACTACAATGCTCAATGACGTTAAAACTAAAGTTGAAAACACAAATAGTTTTATAAAAGATGGCCTTACTAATTATATAAATGACATCAAAGATTGGGGCAAGCAAGTTACTGAAATGGCAAACAAAACTATGAAAAGTTTTGAAGACGCAATCGTCAAAGCTGTGACTACAGGCAAGCTTCAGTTTAAGGATTTGGCCGATTCGATTTTGCAAGACCTAGCTCGCATCATGGTTCGTCAGCATATATCAAAGCCAATTGCAGAAGCTTTGGCGTCGGCTCTTAGTCCGACACTGACTACTAATAAAACAGTTAGCGCACCAATACCACAAGTAAAAGCTCCTAGCCCAACGATTACATTAACGCCGCCAGTAGTTTTTGATGGCCCCTTGCCTCCTTTTGTAGACAGTCCAGGAGTAAGCACACTAACACCTAGACGTCCTTCCATATCGGCTCCCAGGATAATGGTTCCGCAACAAAAAACAAACGTTAGCGTACAAAATTTTACTGGTCAGCAAGCACAGGTAAGTGAAACTGTTAGTGCCGATGGTAGTAAAAATATTAAAGTGACTATTGGCCAAGTTGTGAAAGAAGGATTGGCTTCTGGACAATACGATCGAGTATTGAGTGGTGCTTTTGGAATTAACAGAAAAGGATCTCGCTGATGGCACAAGCTTGGCCCACATCATTACCGCAAAACATTAAAAGAGGCAGTTTTACTGAAACACCGATTGATCCTCGCATACGCACACAAACAGAGTATGGCCCACAAAAAATTCGCTTGCGAGAAACGAAGATGCGGTATATTGTGAGCGTGACTTTGGAATTAACAAGCAGCGAGTATGCGACTCTTAAAAATTATGTTCAAACGACTTTGGGCTTCGGCATCCAGACTTTCGAATTCTATCATCCGCAACGACAAACGAATGTGGAATATCGCCTTATGGAGTTGCCCACATACGCTGATCTCGGCGGAGATCACTTCACAGCTTCTTGGACAATGGAAGAAATCTGATGAGTGAATTAACTTCTGAAGGAATTAAGCAAGCCTACGCACAGGAGTCTACAAGCGCCTATTTACTTCTCTACACAATCACAGGAGCAGATCTTCCTGCCACGTTGTATTTGGCATGTAATAATGAAGATGTGATAAGCAACGGCAACACATTTATAGCCACAAGCATTGAAGGTGTTTTACCAGAAGACAGTTTAGATGAGCAGCCAAAGGCTAAGATTCAAATTGGCAATGTGGATCGTGCGATTAGTGATGCGTTACTGACTGTCTCTCAGCCTGTCTTTGTTAAGATCCAGGTTGTTTTAAGCACTGCACCAGACGACGTTCAGTTACAG